CGGCGTGCGGTATCATTACTCGTTGGCAGACTTGAACCAGGAGATCCGCGACAACCCGATTGGCCCAAACCACTGCATCGTCATGACCGACGTTGACTACTACGTCAATATGCCGGAAGTTCTCTCATGGGGACGCCCCATCCTTCTTTACACGTTCCATCCTGAAACTGTAGCCGGGAAGGTTAACAATGGTTTCTTCACCATCGTGGACGACCATGTTATCTTTCGTGTGACTGGTGGTAAGACTGTCCGACACCAAATCTGGGACTACAACCAAGACGTGATCTACACTCCAGCTTCTGATTTGACCCTCTGGGAAGCGCTTTGCCTAGCAATGCGCCGTGCGTTCGGCATGAATGCCCGTGCCCGAGGAGTCGTCAGTCATGTGGATCAGTTTGGGTTGTCCCCTCACCGCAGGATAGTCGCAATCACACCTTTCGCCCACATCAAACAAGGCGTGCGTGACTCCGTTTACGGAGTTGACCTTGCGCGATGCCGCTACACTTTCAAGCGTGATGACCAGAAGTTTAACATGCTGACTTTCATTTCCAGTGAAGGTCCGCGTGTTAGCATGTCAATTGCCGGACAGCTGGCGTGTGCAAACATTCCACTGTCAGATTTTGAGGCGATTGGCGTTGCTCACTCAGAGGCTGCCGCGAAACATCTGAGTGATACTGTCAGACGCTCGAAGCTTGAACCAAATGAAGCTGCTGTACTCCACAAGTTTCTCAATTCCAACACGAGACCAGAACTTGAAGTACACGCCCCAGGACGGCTGTCCCGCCACTTCGTGTGTGTGACGACAGACCGGTCGACAGTGTATGACCAGCCCACATTGTATGCACGTGACTTTGCGAATGCACCACTCGATGTTAGCGCCGTATTCCCTGCGGAGTGCGCCGATAATGACGTCGCTGGTATCGCTGGTCGCGTGACTGCGCCCCAAGAGGAGTCCAGGAAGATGCAGAACATCCTTCCCCGATTCTACAAGTACGCGCAGGCTTTCGTTGAACATGTAGTGCCACGCCATGAACGACACGTAGGCAGGCCATGGACCATTGATGAGGTGAACACCAAACAAGACCGCCCAACACAGCGCGTCAGAACCCGTCAACGCGACATGGACTACGTTGAAGTCATGGTTGTCAAGGCATTCCAGAAACGCGAAGCATACAACGGACCGAACCAGCCCCGAAACATCTCGACTGTACCAACCACGCACACCTTGAGACTCTCCTCGTACACTTATGCGTTCAAGGAGAAACATCTGTACAACAAGGAATGGTACATGCTGGGAAGATGTCCTCGCGACATCGCGGCTGCTGTCCACGAGCTGGCGTCCCGCACCCCAGAAATCGTTGAGACTGATTTCTCACGGTTCGACGGATACATCAACGAGTGGTTGAGAACCAACGTTGAATTCCCATGCTACTTGGCCTGGGTACATCCTGATGAACGGAACGAGTTGCAGAAACTCCTCAACGATGAGCTAAATCCCAAAGCGCGGAACAAAACCGGAAAGTACGATGCCGGTTGTTCCAGACTTTCGGGCTCACCACTCACCACTGACGGGAACACACTGATCAACGCTTTCACTGCGTACGCAGCAGCTCGAGAAGAAGGATTGACTCATGAAGAGGCGCTGAAGCGAATCGGCCTTGCCTACGGCGATGACGGTCTACGCGACGGAGCTGGTGTATCTGACGAAAGGATGGTCACCACTGCAAAGTTGCTGGGCCTCAAGCTCAAGGTCGAGAATCGCGCACGCCGTGGTGAGAGAGTCTCCTTCCTCTCGCGGGTATTCCATGACGCCTGGACCAGCACCGCGTCAGTACAATCTCCGCTCCGTGCCCTACTCAAACTGCACACCACAACCAAC